CACAGGCAATGTGGTGGGCAATGTCACAGGCAATGTCACAGGCAATTTAACAGGCACAGCAGATGTGGCCAGCACAGTGGCACTGACAGCCACCAACACCACCAATGCCACTCATTTTCCCATTTTTGTGGACTCTGCCACTGGCAATGAATCCATCAGAACCGACACAAGTTATACCTACAATCCCAGCACAGGAGTGATCAGCAGCACTGGTGTGTCAGTCACAGATGCCACAGTGTCCGGCACTGCCTACAGTTTCAATATCAGTTCCACAGGCACTGCCAACTTGACCACAGTGAATGTGGGCAACACACTGTCAGTCACTGCAGGTATAGAAGGAGATCTCACAGGTTCTGTGTATTCAGACAATTCCACACAGATGATCAATGGTGTCACTGGCAAAGTGGTAGGACCCATAGAAGTCAACATTGCCAACATCAGCATCACAGGAGGCACGCCCAACCAAGTGATCAAAACCAATGGTTCGGGAGTTTTGAGTTTTGTGGATCAAACAGGTGGTGGAGGTGGAGGCGCAGTGGTTTTGGATGATCTCACAGATGTCACTATCACTTCAGCAGCCAATGGACAGATTTTAAAATACAATGGAGCAGCCTGGGTCAACAGTGTGGTACCCATCAATACCTTTGGCATCATTGCCACCACAGGATCAGCAGTGACCATCACTCCCGCAACCTTGGGTGACACATTCACTTTCACAGCAGGCACAGGTATAACCATCGCACCCACAGCATTGAGCAAGACTTTGACCATCACCAACTCTGCTCCCAATGTGACACAAAATGTATTCACTACCATAGCAGTGGCAGGACAATCATCAGTGGTGGCAGACACCAGCACAGACACATTAACATTGGTGGCTGGCAACAATGTGACCATTACCACCAGTGACAGCACAGACACTGTGACCATCAATGCCACTCATCCCAACACATTCACCAACATTGCTGTGGCAGGACAGAATTCACTGCTGGCAGACAATGTGAATGACACACTGACAATCGCAGCTGGTTCAGGCATCACTGTCACTACCAACGACAGCACAGACACCATCACCATTGCTGCCACAGCAGTGAGTGGATTGGAGAGCAGAAGCACAGCCGCAGGCACCACCAGTTCATTGGCCAACACAGCTTCAGCGGATTTAAACATCACAGGATTCAAAGGATATGCTCTTTTAAAAATTCAAACATCAGTGGCTGCCTGGGTAAGATTGTATACTGATACTGCCAGTCGTTCCTCAGATTCAAGCAGACTGGAAGGAGTTGATCCTTCTCCGGATGCAGGAGTGATAGCAGAAGTGATCACCACAGGTAATCAAACCATACTGATGTCACCAGCTGTGATGGGATTCAACAATGAAAATACTCCCACAACCACCATCCCTGTGAGAGTGACCAATAAGAGTGGCAGCACTGCTGCTATCACAGTGACATTGACCTTGATAAAATTAGAAGCATAATTTATGCCAAAAAAAATAATAGATGTAATTTTAAATAATGATGTAAATAAACAACAATTTATTGATCAATTTAATAATGATAAAGTAGAACTATGGAACATTATGGAATCCATAGATAATTTAATTGTTGTCAATATCGATGAAGATTATATAACAGAGTTTTCTAATAATTCTCAAATAAAAAATATAGATTTTAGATTATTCAAGCCAGTTCCTGCTTCACTACCTGATTTTTTTACAACTACTAAAACTATTACTGCTGTTGCTCCTAGCACACTTTTAAGTGGTTCAAATTATATGCCCATGCAGTTTTATCTTGATACAGACATAATATATTCTTCGCAAAAATTAGGCAGTAATGATCCAGTTTCATCTTTAAATAATGCAACTTATTTTAATAGATGGACTGGAAAAAATGTGGATATAGTCAGTCTTGAAGTAGGACCTGTTAACAATACTTTGCAAGGAGTACATGCAACTCATCCAGATTTTTCAAATTTAGAATCTCCTGGAACTCCCAGAGTGATTGCTAAAAATTGGACAGATTTAGAAGATACTAGCAATAATCAAATATCTTCCAATAGAGTTTTTAGTTCACATGCAATGGGAGTACTCAGTGCGGCTGCAGGAACCATATGTGGTTTTGCTAAAAAATCTAATCTTTATGTTGCATATCTAACAGCCGAAGATGGAACGGTTGAATGTATCAATGCCATAATTTCTTGGCACAATAGTAAACCTGTAAATCCTATCACAGGTGTTCCTAATCCTACCATCATGATAGGTGAATATCAGTATCTTGTAGATAGAAATTATGGAATTAAAATAGATGATATCAACAGTATAACTACTCCCAGTGGAACAGTTAATAGACCAGGAGCAAGTTGGGGAGTGGATTTAACTCCGTTCACATCAAGAAATATAATACCTTTTAGAATTCAAGATCCTAACACATTAAATTTTGAATGGTGTGCAGTATTTCCTTACCCTTTACAAAACACTCCACTTAAAGTTGCCTTAGAAGCTGCTTGGGACGCTGGCATAGTCAATTTTAATGCAGCTGGAAACAATGGAGGAGTGTATGTGAAAGATTCTGATCCAAGATGGAGCGGCACTTTTTGTTCTTCCAGTGGTACAATTATTAGATATGATATAAGTTATTCTAGTACCACAATTGTTACACGCACAACAACAAATCAAACCACAGCTTATCCTTTTAGAGCATATGGTCCGAATGGTTTAGATAAAAGTATAGATGTGGCTGCTGGACAAAATTCAGAAACATATCAAATACTTGATGCTTATTCCAATAGAGGTCCAGGAATAGATATTGTAGGATTGGGAGAAAGTACCTGGACTGCATATCCACAGAGTACTTACGCTGATGGTAATAGTTGGGGAATGTTTAGTGGCACTAGTTGTGCTACTCCCACTGTGGTAGGTAAAGCAGCCTGTATGATGGAAAGATATTACTTTTATAATAATCAATGGCCTACGAATACGCAAATAAAAACTATATTACTTTCAGAAGCTAAATCCGTGGTAGAGAATGTTGATAGTACTACATGGAACAACAGACCAGCTGCCTCTACTAACTATAGTGTCGCAGCATTTTATAACCTCAAAAGTTATGTAAATTGGATTCAAAATAATTTTTTCTCTCCCAATGGAGGATTTCGATTAGGAGAACTGGCAGGAACCACTACGAAAAGAGCATTTTTTAATGCTCAAAGTTTTCAAAGAAATCAAACACAAGGTAAAAGACCTGTTTCAGGTGCTGCTTACCCCAGAACAAAGATCAGAAGATTTGGTTAAAAACACAGAAAGATAAATACTGATATGCCCATAAGCAACATAAACATAGGAACCATTGCCAATGACGGCACAGGTGATGATTTACGCGAAGCGTTTATCAAAGTCAATAATAACTTTGCTGAACTCAACGCAAGAGATCCTGAATCAACCACAGTCAGCAACAGACTCACAGACACCAACTCTATCAAAGGGGTATTTTATCAAAAATCAGGTGTGGATCTACAATTCAAAAGTTTAGAAGCAGGCAGCAATATATCATTCACCAGCAACAATGACAAAATCACCATCACTTCATCAGGAGTGGTGAGCATATTGGTGTTTGGTGACACAGGCCCTCATTTGACCATCAACAGCGTGGGCATGTTGGAAGTGTTTGGCACCGGTGGTGCTGCCACAAGAACTCTCAGCAATGGAACCACTTTAGAAATAGAATCTTTGTTGGCCAATGAAAGTAATCCCACACTCAGTGCCACTCTTACAGGTGCTGGCAATGACATAGTGGGTATTGACAACATTCAAGCTGCCAATGTGGATGCATTGGTGTATGATATTGATGTGAGTGATAGAAATTCATTCATTGGTTTTGACATGGGTGAGATTCAACTGGATGCTGCCAACAATGAGAATATCACCAACTTATTAGATCTTTATTTCAGCCAAAATCCAGTGGACATGGGCACCATTGCATCTCCCAACGCCACTGTGTTTGACTTCGGCGCTATATAATTCTCTCGATAAATACAACATATGAGCAACTTGTGGACACAGCCAACCGGATATTCATTGGGCACTATTGCTGAAAGAACTGTAACCACCATCAGTTTGCCAGTGAACACAGTGGATTCCATACTTGTGATAGCAGGCACTTTGCCTGGTGGTTTGAGACTGCAGGGCACTGCTATTGTGGGCACCACAGTGGAGGTTGCTAGAACCACACAATCAAGATTTGTGCTGCGAGCTCGATTGGGTAACGATATTCAAGATAGAACCTACAGTATCACAGTGGCAGGACCAGATGATCCTGTTTGGATCACTCCATCAGGTCAATTGCCTGTGGGTGAAAACAATGCATTGTTTGTGTTGGACAGTGCTTACATAGATTATCAATTGGAAGCCACTGATACAGATCTTTCAGCTGGTGATGAATTGGAATATTATATTGCCCGAGGTGATGGAGAATTACCACCAGGCATCACACTCACCAAAACAGGCAGATTGACCGGAGTGATAGATCCTGTGTTGGCTTTGGACATAGCAGCCAGCAGTGGTCATTATGATGTCAATACTTTCAGTGCATTTCCTTATGATTTTGGATTGAGAAGTGCCAGTGGATTTGAAAGTTTTTATTATGACGTGGAATTTTATGATTATGCCATAGGCACCAGATCACCCAAAAAATTAAATCGTTATTATGAATTCACAGTGAGTGTGAGTGATGGTGACAGTGTAGTCAAACGCACTTTTAGAATATTTGTGGTGGGAGATGATTTTTTACGAGCAGACAACACCATATTACAAGTGGGTGGCGGAACATTCACTTCGGATGGCACTTATATCAGAACTCCACAGTGGCTCACTCCAAGAGATTTGGGCTACAGAAGAGCCAACAATTATGTCACACTGTATCTGGAACTGTATGACCCCAACACCCTCACAGGTTATGTGGCCTACACACTGAGACCCACCAATGATGACGCCACAGTGAGCACACTGCCTCCAGGTTGCACACTGGACAGCACTTCAGGTGAAGTGGCAGGTCGAGTGCCTTATCAACCAGCAGTGACCAAAGAATATAAATTCACTGTGAGAGCCACAAGATTTGGAGCCAACAATGAAAGTCTAGCCATCAAAGACAAAACATTTGTGGTGAAAGTACTGGGAGAAGTGGACAGTGTGATCACCTGGAACACTGACAGTGATTTGGGCAGTATCAATGCCAACTTTGTGAGCACTCTATTCATTGCAGCCACCACCACAGTGCCCAATGCTCAATTGAGATATGTGATCACTGCAGGTGCATTGCCCAACGGATTAACATTGGCATTGGACGGAGAAATATTAGGCAAAGTGAGACAGTTTCCTTTGAATGGATTATTGGGACTCACCACATTTGACAACAGAGATTTAACTTTGGACAACAATCAAACCAGCGTGGACAGAACTTTTGTGTTCACAGTGGAAGCCAGAGATCAATTTGGATACAGTGCTACCACAAGAACTTTCACATTGAAAGTGATAGCTGCCAGTGATTTATTGTACAGCAATCTTTATGTGAGACCTTTTTTAAAAATTGATCAAAGAAATTCTTATCTAGCATTGATAGGAGATCCAGAAATTTTTAAACCCAGTTCCATATATAGACCCAATGACGAACTGTTTGGTATCCAAAAACAATTAAAAATGTTGGTGTATGCTGGTATTGAAACCAAGACCATCAATTATTACGTGGCTGCCACAGCAAAAAATCATCGCAGAAAAAGATATCAGTTGGGCTCAGTGAAGACTGCAGAGGCCAAGGAACCTGGCACCAACACAGTGCTGTATGAAGTGGTGTATGTGGAAATTGTGGATCCCCTGGATGATGCGTCACAGCAGATGGCCAGCAAGATCAAGATCAAAAACAACAACATCATAACCATCAGCCAAACTGAAATTGAAGTGTTGGATGATGTGACCAAATTAAATGTGGGTGGCAATACCTATACATTGTATGCCAACAATAATCTGCCCATTGCTGTGGGCACCATAGGCAACAATCTGCAGATCTATGCCCGAACAGGCAGTCTTATTTTAAACACAGTGACTGGCATATTGAGTGTGACTCTACAGAATGGCACCGTGTTGAATGTGGGCACAGTGGTGAATAATCCCACAGACGCATTTAGATTCAGACCCAATCACAGTGTGATCAGAGTGGACAGCAACATATTAAACATTGCCAATCCCAATGACATCGAAAGATATGTGAGCAATACCACCAACATGCGTGCCAATCTTAAATTGATAGGTGAAACAGAATCAGAGTTTTTGCCCTTATGGATGCGTACAGCACAGAAAGGACAAACACAGCCATTGGGATATATCACAGCAGTGCCATTGTGTTATTGCAAACCAGGCACCAGTGCTGCCATTGTGACAGCATTAAAAAACAATGATTTTGATTTTAAACAGATAGATTTTGAAATAGACAGGTACATCATAGACAGCACCACTGAAAGCGGCACAGAACAGTATGTTATGTTCCCCAATTATCAATATAACATTTAAAGCATGAAGCAAACAGATAAATAAGTACAAACAGTAAGGAAAAATATGCCCAGCAACATCAACACAACCAGCATTGATCAGACATACCCTGTGGCAGGGCAGGACAACAACAGCCAAGGATTTAGAGATAATTTTACCACTATCAAAAGTAATTTTGTCACAGCCAAAGCAGAAATAGAAACATTACAAACCAATACTGCCAAACTGAATGCTGCCAATAATTTTGGCAACAACAGCATCACAGGTGCTAAATTTATCAACAACACCACCACAGTGTACAGTGCAGGCACCATAACCACTGCACAAAATATCAGCATAGAGAATGGAAATTTTCAAACATTCATCGTGGGAGCAAATTTAACACTGACTTTCACTGATTGGCCCACAGTAACCAATGGCTTGTCCAGCATCATTGTGGAATTAAAAAGTGATAGCACACTGAGAACTGTGGTATGGAGCACAGAGAACGCAGGATTGATCTACAAAGACTCAGATTTCCCCACACCATTCACAGTGCCTGCCAATCAAAATCCTTTGTATGTGGAATTTTGGACCTACAATCAGGGCGCCACAGTGTTTGGCAAATACTTGGGTTCATTCAGCAACTAATTCACTGTCATGTTTCATCCACTCAGCGAGGATCTTAATCAGTACAGCATCAGTCAATTGGAATCCAAACTATCGGATTTACGTACCAAATATTTTCAAAGCCGCAATCCACAACTGCGTCAGCAGATTGGTGTGTTTGTGGAAGTGTACAATCAAGAGCTCAAACAGAGATTGGCAGCAGAACAATTGAAAATGGCAAAAGATACCGGAAAAGATCTTGACAATCTCATCAATATCGATTAATATACAGCATAATATTCCGTTATGCGAACAGACAGTTTAGGTTTACCCATATTCGATCATCATGACGCTGTGGATTTAATTTACCAAAATAAATTATCAGTGCTCACAGATCTTCAGTTTGAATCTCATCAAGAAATCGATATTTTTAATCAATCAGCACAGCTCACAGGAGTGGGCACACCTTTGAGAGTGTACAAGTCCATGCTGGTGGATGTGAAAGAATTTGACAAGTTGCTGCAGAGTGAATGGTTCATGCCAGACAGTGTGAAAAAATTTGACATTGAATCACACATATTAAACATTGCTCCCAAACATGCTCAGGCGAGAGTACAGGAAGAATTGGCAGCATTCAAACAACACAATTATTTGAATCTATTGAAATTTTTGCATTATTTGGTACAAAACATGCGTGAGAACCAAATTCTTTGGGGAGTGGGTCGAGGCAGTTCAGTGGCATCCTATGTGCTGTATCTGTTGGGTGTACACAGAATTGATTCCATCCAATATGGCTTGGACTGGCGAGAGTTCCTTAGATAAATACACACATAATAGGAGACAACAAATATGGCTATCAAACAGAGTGGTAACAAAGTTTACAAGAGTATGCAGGGCAAACAGATTGATATTGATCTGTTGAGACAACGCAACGAATTAACTCCAGCTGTGGGCAATGCTAGAGTGAATGCTCGCGGTGACGAATTAGGCGCTGGTGGAAAAATTGTTCGCAAACGTGAGGAAGTTTTGGCTGATTATTACAGAGATCATCCTAAGACTGTGCCTACCACAAGAGCAAAAGCAAAAGCAGACAACACCAATGAAGAGTGGGTGGAAGATGCTGAAGGTAATTTCGTTAAGAAAAAATAAACTATGAGCTCATACAAGATTCTTGAGGGAGAATTGATTCCGATCAAGGATCGCGTGATTGTGAGCGACATGAGTTTCGATTCTATAACCACCAAAGGTGGCATCATATTGAATTCAGATGATGGCAAGGTGCATGGTATCAAACCTAGATGGGCCAAAGTGTACGCCAAAGGTCGAGACAACACAGATGAATACACTGTGGGTGATTGGATTTTGGTGGAGCACGGCAGATGGACCAGAGGTGTCAAAATCAAAACCAACCACACAGAACAGGTGCTACAGATGGTGGAAGCCAAAAGTGTGATGATTTGGGCAAAAGAAAAACCAGAAGAATCCTACGTGAACAAAGAAAATCAACTTTAAAATACTTGACTTTCCACACAATCTGTCATATACTGATGGTATGAAATTTCCTGAAACTAGAAATCCTGGATTAAACACCACTGGTGTGTTGGGTATCACATTGATGATATTGCATATCACAGGATATCTTATGGGATGGTGGTGGGTGTTGATATACATACCTTTGATACTATCAGGCATGGGACAAGAATTTTTAAAAAGGAGCTAATGAAAGAACTTTGGACAGAAAAATACAGACCTAAAACACTGGATCAATATGTGTTTAGAGATGAACATCAGAAAAAACAAATTCAAACTTGGGTCAAAGATAAGAGCATTCCTCATTTGTTGTTCAGCGGCAATGCTGGCATAGGCAAAACCACATTGGCCAAGATACTATTGAATGAATTACAAGTGAATGATCTGGATGTGTTGGAAATCAACGCCAGCAGAACAAACTCTGTGGATGATGTCAGAGCTAAAATTGTTAACTTTGTGCAGATGATTCCGTTTGGTGATTTTAAAGTGGTATTATTGGATGAAGCAGACTATCTATCTCCCAACGCACAGGCAGCACTGCGTGGTGTGATGGAAGAATATCACACAACATCAAGGTTTATATTAACTTGCAACTATCCCAACAGAGTTATACCAGCATTACACAGCAGATGTCAAGGATTCCACATTGAACGTGTGGATCAAACAGAATTCACAGCCAGAGTGGCTGAAATATTAATGAAAGAAGGAGTAACTCCAGATTTAGAAACATTGGACACTTATGTTAAAGCCACATATCCAGATCTTCGAAAGTGTATCAATGTGGTACAAATGAACGCACAGAATGGCGTGTTATTAAAACCACAAAAAAGCGACACAGGAGAATCAGATTACAAACTGGGCATGGTAGAATTATTCAAAGCAGGTAAAATCACTGAAGCAAGAAAGTTGGTATGCAGTCAAGTGAGACCCGATGAAGTGGAAGACATTTACAAATGGATGTATGATAATATCACATTGTTTGGTAATGACACACGCCAAGAAAAAGCTATTATAATCATAAAACAAGGACTAGTGGATCATACACTGGTGGGAGATCCTGAAATAAATCTTGCTGCCACCATGATCAAACTTTCCCATATGGAATAACATGTACAGAGCCAGTCATATATTAATCGGTTATCAAGGTGCAATGAGATACACAGGTCCTAGAACACAGGAAGAAGCCATGTTTGAAACTGCAAGAATAAGAAATGAAATTGCTCAAGGTGTGATCACATTTGAAGATGCTGCTGTGAAATACAGTGATTGTCCCAGCAAACAGAATCAAGGAAATTTAGGCACATTCAAACCCAGCACAATGGATCAAGATTTTATTGCTTTTATTGACACATTACAAGTGTCTGAAGTCAGTGGAGTTTGTCCCACTGTGTACGGATATCATATTATCCGAAAAAATTAATCTCCGTAAATATCCAACACTTCTTTCACAGCAGGATGACGTTCAATGTCCCCTTTGTGAAAACTCACTATATCAATGCGTTGAGCTTTGTCTGTTTTATTTAATTTTTCTATAAAATCCAACAATCCATTATCGTGCTGTCTGTCTGCTTGATTTAAATCACCTGTCACAGCCATTTTAGATCCTTGACTCAAACGTGTGAGCAACATCTTCATTTGACTGTGTGTGGTATTTTGACACTCATCTGCCACTATGAATGCTCGTACAAAATTCCTGCCTCGCATGAATGCCAAAGGTGCTATTTCAATCACGCCTTCATACATCATACTTCTAAGAT